GTTCATCACCAGCAGCAACAAAAGCAAATGAATCTGATGCGTGTTTATAATGAATACCACCAGAGTTAAATGCAGCATTATCTCCAAAGTCAATCAATCCTATGTTATTAGCACTACCAGCCATTTGAATACCTGGTCTATTATCATCTTCAAATACAGCACATTGAGTAGTTGCATATACTGGACTTGATGCTAGATCATTTACTACATGAAGTCTTAATGCAGGACTATCAAAATTAATGCCTACTTTATCTGCACTACCATCAATAAATAATAAATCTTGTTTAGTATTACCTTCAAATCTTGTGTCAACACTATCACCATCTTCATTGAATACAGCACCTGTAAATAAATCTGTTACTGTTATTTTTTTAGTAGCAGTTGCACTAGTATCTACTATAGGTAATACGTCTGCAGCAGCAGCAGATGTCAATGCTGTCAAATCACTAATCTTACTATCAGCCATGTTTAATCCTCTTTTTCTTTTTCTTTTTAGGTTTAGAAAGTTTTTCTTTCTCTTTTAATAATTGTACAAGTTCTTCAAATGTCATTTGCCTTGACCAATGTACTTTTTAAAACTTCTTCGTTTATGTTTATTCTTAGGTCTTGATCTAACACTATGACCTATAGAAGTTCTTTTCTTTACGCCTGCTTCGTGTTCTTGATAAGACTTTGCTTTTCTCATTAGTTTTGAATAGGAGTTCCTGTCTCATAAGAAACACCAACACCATCTTCACGTATGATGTTGTCTCCTGTCTCTAATAATAAATATGTTAAATCTTCTAGGTTCAGAGCATCATTAGGTACATCTGTCCTACGGTTACGGTATCTATCCTGACTTCGTAATGAAATAAATCCTGGTCTCATTACTGACTAAGTTCTGTTACTCTTGAAGTTCCAGTTGTAGAACCTACTCTTAATACAGCTACTTTATCAGAACCTGCGCATCTAAAATATTCAACAGTAAATGCTGGTAATATAAATGATGATGAGGTTGCAGTAGGTGCAGAAGAAATTTCTACATAAGCATCTACAGTAGTAACAATTCTAATATCTCTTGTTTGTGCATTAAATGCATTAGATGCAGCAGATGATGCGCCTACAGCTACAGTTTGTGTAGCACCTGGTTTAAATGTTGTTGGAGCTTTATTCATGTTTTATCCTTAAATAAAAGGTGGGGAGCCGAAGCTCCCACACCTAATTAGTATTATTGGTTGATGTCCAAAATGATACCGTGTGCGGCTTCATTTCTAACTTCAAGTGTCCATTCAACTAAGAGTTGTTTCTTCTCAGAATCACCTGTTTTAGCAAGGTCATTCACTTGGAAATCTCTTAGGTAGGCAGCACCTAACATATCAGACTGTATTAAGAAACATTCTTTTCCGTTACTTGTTGCCATAACTCTGTTTGGTACAACTTGTAAATCACCGAAATCTGATGCGTAAAAATCAATTGCTGCATACTCAGTTCTTGATTCAGCTTGGCCAAATCTCGTTGTGTTTGCATTGAATCCAGAGATTACTTGTTTTACTGATGGTGGAACTACCAGCATATCAAGATCGCCACCAGAAGAATATACTTCTTTGATAACAGTCTTTAATATTGCTTCAGTAAGGTCTCTGTCTGTTCCAGAAGTTGGAGCAGCAGTTAAGCCAGTTGAAGCGTTAAAGCCAGTAGATAAAGCACCAGTTGAACCAGCATCACCATTGGTTTTAATCCATGTTGATAGAGAACCGATTTCTCTAGCAGCAGTTGCAGAACCTACAACAGATACGTTTTCTTCGACTAATGCGAATTCCATATCTTTTTTAAGTTCTTTAGATTTTTTAGCCATTTGGTAAGCCATTTCATCAGCTCTACCTGCAGCGTCAACAGATGATTGAGTACCAGAAACTGCAATTACTTTGTCTTGAATTTGCGTATAGTTCTTAACTCTTACAGTTGCTGACATAGCATCTATTGTTGCGTCATCACCTTCAATCACAGCGTTAGCAGCAGGATCAGCAAGTGCGTCTGTTTGCCATTCGTGTGATGTAGATGTTGCTACCGCTCTAGGGATAGCAGAAAGGATTGGAGTATCTTCAGGAGATATATTATAAATTACATCTACTAAATCTTCTCTAATACCTTTTGTGTCGTACGTATCGTACAAGTTTGTTGGTTGTGCCATAAGGCCTCCTATTAATTAAAGAAAGTCCTTAAAAATCTTTGCAGCATCTTTATAATGCCCAGACTTTTTCAGACGATTTAGTTTATCTTTTCTTGTCCTTGATAACTCATCTGCTTTAGTTTTAGCAACACCAGGTCTTACAACTCTAGGAGCTTGGGCAACTTTCTTAGTAACTTTAACATTTGATTTTTTAAGTCTATCATATGTCATAGCATCTTTAATCAACATGACTTGTCTTGCATCATAAATACTATTAATCTCTTGATCCCCATATCCCAACTTAGTCAGGTAGGTTCTCATATCAGATTTCATTTTAGTTGCTTTAGCTGGATCATTAAATTCTGGAACCATTGTAGATAACTTTGTTTGTTGCTCTTGAACATACTTAGTAAATTCATGCATCTGGTTAGCTTTAGTTTCCTCTTGAATTTTTTGTAGATTCTCAGAACGCTTTCTCATCTTGTGTTCAAGGCGAGCTGCTTCTGTAGGATCATCCTCATAAAGTTTTTCAAAGTCTATATTACTATACTCGTTTTGTAATTCCTGTTGAGCCATTGTAGTCAGCTCAGTTAGTTTAGACAATTTTTGATTTATCTCAGATTGAGATTGTTGCATCATGTCATTGACCTTTGATTTCTCTAAAGATAGTTCTGACGTTTTGCGTGTGTAATCAGCTTCTCTCTGATACCCTCGAAGTAGTTCATCAAGGGTGACATCCATCTCACTACCATCAACTTTGACAGTATAAGCTGGTTGCTCCTGTGAACTTTCATTAATATCTTGTTCAGCTTCATCTGTAACTTCTTCAGTTACTTCTTCTGATAGCATTGCTTCTTCAGAAGGTTCTTCAATAACTTCCTCTACTGGAGTTTCTGCTGGCTGAGCTTGTGCTTCAGGTGCAGCTTCTTCAATAGGTTCTGGTTCTTGATCGTTATTCTTTTGCATAAGACCTTTAATAGCTTCAGCAGCTTTATTAACTGCCATAGCTTTTGGTCCTAAGTGTGCATCTTTTAATGCCATGGTTACACTCCTCTGTGGTTGGTGTTATATAAGCACTCCATAATGGGTGGTGCTATTTTTTCTTGCGAAGTTCTTCTAATTGTTTACTTGCAAGTTGACCTGTTTCCATAACAGTACGGAAATGGTCTCCAAACTTTCCTAAAATTTGATAGGCTAGGTAGATCTTTGTCCTTGCCAATTCATCATTTGGTCCTGTTTGAAATATCGCTTCAGTATAAGATTTTCTAAGAGTCTCTAATGCTTCTTGGAAAAGCTCATCTTCTAATATTGCTTTGGCTCTTGTGCCTCTATTTGCTTCTATCTGGAGATCCGACATCTATTGCTATTGTTGTTTCACTTACTTGTGGTTCTTCAGGTTGTAACAGTTGTTTGCTAGCTGCGTCAAGCATTTGTTTATTAGTATCAGAAATACCTTTCATATCCAATGCTTCTCGTCTTATTGCTTTCTCATCTATGTCTGCTTGATATTTAAGTTCAAGCTCTTTAGCTTTTGTTTCAAACTCTAATATCATTTTCTGATATTTAAGTTCCATCTCTCTCATTCTATTTTCATAGTTCATTTGAGCTTCAGCAGCTTTTTGTTGTGTCTGTATTTGTGATACTTTCTCAAACTCTGAAGGTGGTTTAGGTTTAGGTTGCATCATTTGTTGACCTACTCTTGGATCAGTAAAGTAAGATGCTACATCTTTTAAACCTGCGTTCTCAATGATACGAGCTAGTGTATTATAAATATTATTAAGATTAACAACTGGACCTTGCGCAGAACCTTGAAGTTTAATTGCTTCTAGTTGTCTACCAAGTATTCCATTTAATATTTGTAGTTGTTGATCTCTAGATCCTGTACCTAATCCAACATGGATAGTTACATTACAACGATCTCTCCATTCCATAGGATTCATAGGAACAAAGTTATTTTTAATTTTAACAATACGTTCTTTATCTTGATACTTAACAACTAATTCAAATATCTTTTTAAACATATCTTTAACACCTGTCTCAGCAAATACTCTAGCAATTAGTTCTAGTCTCATTTGTGATTGTGATAAGATTGTGTTTATACCTGATGCAGTTTTATTTAATGTATCAGTATCCATACCCTGGTTGTATTTTGTAATACCACTTCGTTCTTCTTTAATAGTATCTAAGTATTGTAGTAATGGAAATGCTTGTTGTGTTAGTGCTTGATTTTGTAAAGGCATCATAACCTGATTAGGTGCTAATTTAGTACTAACTATTCCTCCAGGTCTATTTGTTAATAGATCATCAAGATTAACTTGACCATCCATAACTGCAACTCTGTTATTATTTGTTAAGTACATATTGTCTAGTACTTGTCTCATAACAGTAGATTTAATTAATTGAATATCTTCTACCAGC